GGAGTGTAAACTCCCCGCCCTCGTAGTCATCTGTTAAGTTTATGCTCCAGCCGTAGTCAAAAAATACGTTGTTTGATTTTGGCCTTGCCTTGAAAGCATCTACGTGTAAATCGTAGTAATCCCCTTCAAGATACTTGTTGTAAAAATTTACTGATACTCTGGTAGGACAATACACGCTGTCAATATAGTGTGTATCATACAGCTTGTCTGTAATTAGCTTCCTTACCTCGTCTGGGACACTCTTAGATTCTTTGTTACTTTTTATGTCCTCTAGATCAGGGGCAGTATCTTCCCCATTCTTAAACGTGTTCTGGTCAATCTTGTCCAGACAAAAATTTACTTCATCTTCAGTCAGTAGCTTGATAAACATATGTACCTCCGTCAGTTCACATCAAAGCAAGAAGGGTGGGGTTTTTAAAAGGAACCCCACAGAAACCTTTAGTACGATTACGTACCCGACGACACCGTGGCCGCTTCCGTAAGCGGGTTGCGCGAAATGTCAACCATGCAAACGTGAACGCGGAAACGAAGTGCGCTTTCACCAGTTGAACCACCATCAAGGATGAGGGCGTCAATCGTGTCAGCACTTGTCAAGATACGAGCGTTAGAACCAGAGGCTCCAACGGCAGCTTCTAGAAACGGCGTAAAACCAGCGGCACATGCAGAACCGTCAATAAAACAGTCTACATCACCACCAGTAACACCAACGTCTAGGGTAATCTGACCATTACCACGCGCTTCAAGAACTTCAAGCGCACCAGCAACAATCATGGTATCTGCAGGAACGTCTACAAGCTGTACAACGTCTCCTCCAGTACCACCATCGGCAGTATCGTGGACCTGCGAAGTGACCACATAAGGAGAGGGCATCCGCGAAGGATGACCAACGGTTCCACCGCCAGAAATAGTACGATCATAAGTAGCCATAATTCATACCTCCTCTAGCTGTAGTCAACAATGCCAAGGACCAAGCCTTCTGGACGAATGACCTTACGGCCATATACGTGCAGACCGCGAACCACATCCGCAAAGGAATCGGGATCACGAATAACTTCAGTCTTAGCAATGGAGTTAGCAGTAGCCGTTGAGGACATATGCCCCGCAAGAACAATGTTCTCGCCCGAAGCAACGCCACTGAGGGATACCATGTCCGTAGTCGTAGTCGCATCAGCGGACTGACGAAGGGCATTGGATTTATACAGCGTGAAGCCCATAACTTTCTGAGCCGTCAGCATCCCATTACGCATGGGGGACTGATCGTCACCAGTTACCTGAACTTCAGCAATTTTAGCACCCGCTTTGTAGAGAGTTTCATAGAAACGCGGGGGCGCTACAAACCATCGATTTTCCTCTGGAACATCAGCTTGATCAAGATGACGCGCCATAAGAGCAATGATATGTACAGCCTCATCACCAGCATCACTGCCATCCATCGTATGAGGAGTACCTGCAGTGCCAAGATTGGAGTCGGTTTCAACGGAGCCAGAAGCACCCTTGATACCCGCACCATCAATCATGGCCTGAAGTACGTTTTTATCGTAGTTACGTTTGAGAGAGAATGCACCTGAAGAGGTGGCAAGCGCCTCAAAGTTAACATGCGATTGACGTTCTTCGATATCATCTACCTTGAACGCAAACGCTTGAGCCTGATCTACAGTCAATTGAATTTCATCGTCTGCCAAGTCCTGCGGAGTAACCACAGCACCACGGGTGTACGCTGAAATGGAGACAGTCGGTTCTTTCATAATGCGAACCGTGTCACCGAAATTCTCAATTTCCCCGGCGTAGTCAGTGTTAGTAATGTCTTCTACAACTGACGCACGGCGGAAAAACTTGAGAACCTTCTGGCTATAGATTTCGGCTTGGAAATTACCGGACGGTAGATTACCGTAACCGGCGGATACACCAACAGCCATTTCCTTACCTTTCTATAAGTTTAGCCATTAACGATACGTCCCTCCGCATTTGCCTGATCTAGCTCTGCTTCAAGCTTGTCAAACTCATGCGGTTTGAGTCTACGTATCTCTGAGGTCGTCCATACTTTTTTATTAGCATCGCTATTATTAGTAGAGACGTTAACAGGGGTAGTCCGAGTAACAGCCTCTGCCGCAGCTTCTAACTGTTTCTTAGATGGACGCCCTCTGGTTTTCTTTGTACTAGCTGTATCTGCTTTGTACAAATCTAGAACGCGAGAGGCGTACTGAACATCGTTATTATTTTTGGTGATTCCATCCGCAATACTAGGTGGCTGCTTTCCTAACCATTCTTTAAACTGGTCTGACTTCTTGATATCAGAGAAGTCTGGATGCAGGGCTAACAGTGCTTGGTAAGCATTTTTAGCTTGTAACTGCTCTTCATTTGCAGAAAGACGTTCAATCTCTTCTTTTAGTTCTTGAACTTCTTTTGCAGAATTTTTAGTAGTCATAGCTTCAACTACGTTGTAAACGTCAGGATAATTCTCTTTAAAGTTTGCAATGTCCGCATCCTCTTCAGGAAATTCCTCTATAGGTTGCGGTCCTTGCATAAGCTGTTCACGCTCTTCTTTCCACTCGTAGAGTTTAGAATCGTAATGCTTCTTGAGATCATCATAGCGTTTCTTGTAGTCATGCTCCTCCGTCTTTACTTCTGTAGAGACGGAAATGGTTTCATCATCAATAACCTCGCCTTCAGTTTCACTTTCTTCTAGGGTAGCCTGTTCGTCTTGTACATCATCCTTCAATTCAGAACGATATTTGCCACGATAGGGGCCTAGATTTTCCTGTTCTTGGGTAGTCATTTTTCCTCCTTGCGGGGCCTCTGAGGGGTAGCCGCAGTTGGGTTAGTCTAGCAGGGCCGTTGTATCAACGGGTGGCTGCAGGGGGTGTCCGCAATCTTGGGTCTTGATCGGGACTTTCTGCCATAAAGCTTCTATTAACGCTTTCTGGCGAAACTCTAATATTATTTGTCTGTGTTTCCCGCGCTGGAGGGGCTTTCTCTAACGCAAGAGGTGTTCTTCCTTCGGGTGGGCTGTTTACAGCAAAAGATGCAAGAGTCTTGCTATAATCTCTCAACCTCTTTGCTATTCCACTTTTGGGGTTAGCTTTAAGTTCATCGTGATTTAAAACTTCTGCTGAAGCGGCTGCATAGTCTCCGTTAAGAGCATGTTTAACCCACTCTTGTTTGACGATGCTGCCTTTTTTATCTGTCTTTATAAAGTCGCCTCTAAAGTTTGCATCTACAAAAACTCCTTGAACTTCTGTAGGTAAATTTCTATAAACCTGTTCGCCACCAACACGCCTAATTACATCTTTTTCTTTAGTATCATAATCAAAATCAAACAGTTTTAATGCTTGATCTCTAGTAATTGCAAGCTTTCCATTGACTATACGTGAAGCATCTTGAGGAGAAACTTTGAAAAGCTTTTGAAACAGTGTAGAGGATTCTTTAGGAACAACTCTATGACCGAAACCAATTGTTAAAAATCTTTCTTTTTTAAATAATTTTTCTGCTGTAGAAGTTGTATCTTTTCCTTTTTCTAAACGATCATTTTCTCTAACCCTTAATTTTTTTTTTGCTTCTTCTCTTGGGTCAACTTTTTTTTTAGATATGCCTCCCGGAGTTCCTATGCTAGCCCGTATGGGGGCTTCCTGCTTTTGCTGGGGCTGCTGTTTTTGCTCTTCCAACTTCTTCTCTGTCTCCGCTTCACCACGCTTGTTAATCTTGTCAAGCAGGTCCGTACCTATCACTTCGGCTAATTCTGGAGGAATATGGTACTCTTTATTTGAAGCCAGTATTTTTTGCTCACCATTAACCTGCTGTGCTGGCCTTGTAATATTAGCTTTGTCTATCTCTATACCCTCTTTTTCTTTTAGGTATTCAATAGCAGGTTCAATGATGCGCTCTTCAAAGTCCTTTTTACCCACCTTTGCAATAGCGGCTGCGTTTACAATGTACGCGCCTTCCCTTGCATTCATGGGTACATCATCAGCTACACCTGTCTGATTTTCTGCTCCCGGCTGATCAATCATACCGGCTACCTGATCGCCAAGGGCTAACTGTTGCATCTGGTCCTGCATGGGAGACTCTTCTGGCAGAGGTGCTTCTACCGGGGCAGGTTCCTCTGGTGCTACAGGCTCTTCTGCCATTACTTCATCAAGTACAGAGGGTTGCTCCTGCGGCATTGGCTCTTCTGCCATTGGCTCTTCACCCATCGAAAGCGTAACGCCCAAGCTAGCAGCAAACGCTTGCAGCGCAGGAGGTTCATTGTTTTCGATAATTTCTATGACCTGTACCTGCGCTTCTTGAGGCATTGCATTCAGGTTAGCTGTAAATTGATCTTGTGTTATTTCCATAGCTAATACTAATCCTGCTAGTAGTCTAATCGTTTGTTAACGAGTTGCTTATTTTTAAATAGTCTAATTGATTTACCTATTAGGCTGCATATAGGTTCGCCTAACCAGATTGTTAACTTGCCAAGAAAAGAAGATTTTGGATACTTAGAAGGGTCTATACGATGTGCAATTTCTACTGCTCTCCCACGCGCCCACGGTTTCGCCCATGCTGTTGCAAGTTTATTGTGCTTCATACGCTCTGCATAGGATATAGCCCATGCCCAATAGCCCTCAAGAATATCTTGTGAGAGGTTGTTTCTAAAGTAGACAGATGCAACATTGTATAACTCTGCATCAAGTTTTCCTTGATTTTTTAGCTCGGTACATATAACCCAACTGCCGCTGTCCGCTTTATTGTGAACAATATAACTATTTGCTACAAAAGTTTTATCATTAGCTACGGAAAGATTATATACTGTCAGATTAGGGTCACAACCTTCAACAACAACATCTTCAACTAATACCCATTCATTGTCGCTACGTAGGATTTCACAATCTTTTTTAATTTTAATTAGGTCTTTACCGCCCTGTTCGTTAGCAAGTTCTTGATATGCAGCGGGACGATGCTCTTTAAACTTCTCTGGTTCAAAGCAGCCCCATCCCTCTTTTGTCATAAACGGATGGTATGCTGTTACAAAGGGCTTATGACCATTGAAACCATATAAGAAGGGAATGTCTGGCTTTCTAATGTGTGTAGATTTAACCTCATTGGCGTTGCCGTCTTTACCAGCAACGAGATCACCGACTACAACTTTTTCAATAGCTTTTGTAGAGCCATCCTCCATCAATACTGGAGTTCCTTGAACAAAACAGTCCGCGTCTGCTTCACTAATGTCTTCCTGACCGTAAGACAAATCACCGAATGCTTCTGTAGCCGCTGCATCTTGATCAGCTTGCGTCATATCATCACTAAAGTCTTCGGGCGCTCCCGCTGCAGGTCCGGTACCAGTTACATCAGTGCCCATCGCGTCGGAGGCAGCGTCAGCATCGCCAATGTTGCCATGAAAACCTGTCAGATTACTCATGTCCATGTCAAAAGCACCTAGAGGTTCGTTATTAAAAGCTTCTATTGTTTCTGCCATAGTTGAAAAGTCAAAAGCACCCATAAGACTGCCCATATATGCGCCTATTGATTCATCTTCCACGTTTGCAGTGTTAAAGGTACTTCTCTGTGTTATATCCATAGCAAAATTAGCTAAATCCATAGCGTCTCTGCTGGGGTCTGGGCTGTTATATCCTTGTGCGTCAAAACTCCCTAGCTGCACACCGTAATACGCCCCGTAGTCAGCGCGAGCTTGTCCTGCTTCTGGTGTCTCAAAAATTGCTTGATATGCTACTTCCGGTATGGCCATATATGCTTTTATTTCTGCTAGAGGGTCTATTACGGGTACAGGAGATGACATAATACTTTTAGCTACTTCTATTGCATAAGCAAGGGTATTGGGTTGGTCTTTGTATTGCGCTGCTACAGCAGAACTTAAATTCTCCATCCTGCCTTCAACATCTGTCCGTTGTGCCTCTAGGTCTACCTCGTCAGAATAATAACCAGCAGCCTCCTCTTGCGTTATATCATAAGCAGAAAGATTACCCACCGCCGTTGCGGTACCTATAGCCTGTGCACCGATTGCCGCTTCAAAACCTGCCAGTGCTACGCTAGAAAAAACAGCAGACGCTTGAGCAGCCTCCGCTATATCTCTAGAGGTACTAAGTCCCGCACCTTCAAGTTGGGCATTTAAATCGTCAAGAATGGCTTGCTCTTCATCAATAGCATCAAAACCGGGTGACCCGTGTCCCATAGTGCCATTTAAAGATGCTGCTTCATAATCTGCATAACTAAGATTACTAAGATTACCCTCTGGTCCCATAGCTTCTGCAAGAGCGCCTAAATCAAAACCAACCGCGCCAATCCCTGAAGCTGACATATCTACAGCGGCGAAAGAACCTGTCGTAGCTTCCTCACCTCTAGCCAGATTTTGTGCTGCAGTGGGTGAAGAGTACACTCCAACTTCAGGATTATTAGTTGTATGTTGTGGCCCAGCAAAAGCATCAATAGCACTTCTGTTAGCATCCTGCTGTTGCTGCATACTAGAGTGGCCCTGAGCGAAATTATACGCGCTTGACATTACGCCTGTCGGCACCATCCCCATCATAAAACCAAGTAGTCCCGGTGTAGCTATTTTTCCTGTTACTTTATCAAATGCAAAGTTCATTTGACCTTGAGGTAAGTCAAATTGATACAGGTCAGGGAACTGAGTTCCGTATGCCATATTCATACCAAAAGAAGCTAGCTCTTGTTCAGGATTGGTTATCGCGTTGTAGACACTTTGAGCAACTCCTTCAATAGTTCTCTCAACATTAGAAAACAAGTCTGGTATACTTACTCCTCTCTGAGCAATATCTGCAATATTACTTGTAACGTCAATAGCACTAAATACAGCATTAACTGCGCTTGCAGGATTAGATATATCTGCATTTAAAGCGCCCTGTATTGCACCAAAGTTTACTCCTACGGCTGCTCCTGCTTGCTGTGCAGCAAAAGCGCCAACATCAAAGCTTCCCGGTCCTAAAGCACCTATACCAAGCCCAGCAATACTACCAAAGTTAGGATCGCCTACTGGATCAGCAACGTCTAAACCAAAACCAGCAGCATCAAAATCAAAACCAGCATCATCAGAAAAATCAGAGTCAGAACCCGACTCAGCTACACTAGGAGGTTCAGGAGGGCCAAAAAGCTGTCTAAACTGATTCTTAGAAGATTGCTCATCAGCAAAAGTAGATGCGAAGCTAGCACTAAGTGCAGCAGTATCTTCAGCAATAGTAGACGGTCGCCCAAGTATACTGTCAATACTTGCTGAATCTAGTCCAGATATACGATTAGCTGCATTATCTCTAAAAGCATCTACACTAGTAGGATCAGAAAAATTTACTTCATCAAGCAGGTCGCCAAACAAGTCTTGAATAGCAATTTGAGAAGTAGAAGACGTTGTTACAGAAAGATCGTCTTTTCTACGTTTTACACCAAGCCCTTCAATCTCAAGAGACTGAGAACCGCCTCCCACATCAATAGTAGCTTCAGGGAGAGCTTCCATAGTCACAGGTTTAGCGGATACCGCTCCTGCGCCTTGGAGTGCTTCTTCTAGATTAGTTGCCACGTTTGCTGTATTCTTTCTGTTGTGTATTAACCTGCGTCTTCAGGGATAGGAGGTGGTCCACCACCTGCACCTTGCCCTGCAGCAAGCGCATCTCTAAGTCCGATTTCTCCACCACCAGCAGGGCCTGATGCCTGTTCTTGAGGTCCGTCAGGTAGTCCTCCAGACTGTCCCATGCCGCCTGATTGTTGACCAGCGGCAGCAGGGTCTGGCATGTTTCCTTGTTGAGCATTTAGTCCTCTCAATACTTCTGCAAAGATTTGTGCATCGTTGATATCGTTTACCAACAGATCAGGATCAATGTCCTGTGCAATAGCTAGCTCTCGTATAAGGTTTGGAATCTTGATAAACGGAGCGAGCATTGGATTTGCCACTGTCTGTAGAAGCGCGGTTAGACGCTGACTACGGACTTCTTTCTGCATGACTGCAGCAGTTCCCTGTGGCTTGATCTCCAAATCTCCCTGTATCTCAGGACGATCATCCGCAAACTGCATGTTCCAGAAGAACATGTACTCACCAAGCGGCTTGAGAAGAAAATCGTCAATATTTTTTATTACAGTTTTTACGCTGAGATTAGCACCGCCTAGCAGCATACTTAGTCCTGCAGCGGTACGTCCTGTACCGGACACGCCCGTTTGACCGTGCATGATACTCGGTAATCCTGTTTCTTCATCGGCTAATTGTCGTGCAGCCTGATACATCTGAATGTTTTCACCAGCGGTATTGGGAAACTTTACAGCGTTAATGGCTGTACCCGTAACACCGGACTGACGCCTAAACACTTTACCCGGATAGATATCATAGTTCTGTCCGGGTACAAGAGATGCTTCATCTACATCAAATACTACATTACCAGCAAGGGCTAGATTGTCAATAGCCATTCTTACATGACCATTCATCAGCAACTGTGCGTCTTCCATGTTCTCTGGTATACCAATACCAAACAACTGATAGGGATTGATCTCATAGGGCGTTGCAAAGTATGGAATGCGGTATGGCACAAACGGATTAAGGACTAATCGTAGCACCTCATTGTTACATATCCATGCGTTTACAGGAACCTCTGAAAGATCATCTACTTCCATAGGAATGCCCATATCACGAATAAGATCGCTGTCCAGATTACCCCAGAACTCAAGCACCTCGTATCTGTCAACAGCAGCAAGGTCTTCCAGACTCTCTGCACGAATAGTATCTTCAAAGTATTTATCCGTGTAGTTAGGACCGCCGCTAAGACATTTAGCAATAGCCCCACCATTAAAGAAAGGCTTGTCCATCAAGTCACGCATCTGCGACCTGTTCAGTCGATGGCGCTGAATTACATAGGAGCAATCATCCACACTAGTAGCGGTGGGGTCTGGGTAAAAGTTCCAGCATGAAACCGACTCAAGACGGGGTACAAGCTTTTTATACGGGCTGTAGTTTTTCTCGTCATCCCATCTATGTAGAGTTTTACTTTCATTTAACGGCCCCTTTACAATGCCAGTGCCAAGAAGAGCGCACTCAAACAGTGAGTGGCGCAGAATGTTCGTGGCGTTGTTCTCGTGCAGTTGGTCATGGATTAGCTTTTCCATGTGCCGTGCCGTTTCGCGTGAGGGGGATATCTGTGGTTCGCCCATACGACTTGGGCCTTCCTGCAGATCAACTCCCTCGTACTTCTCGGCTAATCCGGCTAACGGAGAAGCCTCTGTAGCCCCCGGTGGCATTTCGCGGCCATCGCCGGGAAAACCATAGGGGTCTGCCATAGGCTCTTCTTGTTGCTGTGGAGGTACAGGAGCTTTACTAAGATGTGCAAACTCTGCTACACCTTCAGGCACAGGGCTAGGTTCAACGACAATCGGGAACTTTTTATTAGCAAAAAGAACATCAATCATCTGCCCATAAGCAGCGAGAACTTTTGTTTTGGTAATCTTGACGAACACTTTACTATTCTCAGATTCACGGAACTGAGTTGTAGAGTCGTAGATACCTCTAAAGTTTTTGTAGGCTTTTAGCCAGCGTTGTTCATGCTGATAGCGGCCATGCTCTGCTTCTTCAAACTTTGACTTAACAGTGCCAACTACATTTGTAGAAGCGTCATCAACAAAAGCCGCTGCTGTAACATCGCCTAAAGGTGAATCGTCCATAGGACTTCCTTACTTAGTAGTCTTTTTGATCTGCCATGCGGAAGACTGCCGGATCGACCGATTTGCTTTTCGGACGGGGCATATCTACCTGCAACGCATCGCGGTCAATCTTGCCGACCAGCATTTTTTCTAGTCCTTCACGGTGCAGGGCACCTTCCGGGGCGTCACTTAATTCGCCCTGTTTCTTCATCATTCCCATGATGTAGTCTTTACCATATGCGTACATAGTTTTTCCTCTCTATTAGTCTAGGTATAAAAATCCTCTGGGGCCTTTTAAACGTCCAGAGGCTTCTTCTTCCGCAATGCGGGAAAAAGTTTCTTCGTCAGCACTTCTCATTCTCTTATAGTCGGGTCCAGCCCTTTCTCGCACTCTTGCAGCTTCTTCTCTTGCTCTTTTGGCTGCAGGAGTAGCATCTGCTAATCGTGTAGACCCTATAATTCCTTCAAGTATTCTATCTCCAAGAGGTGTTGTGTCTCCTCTTGTTGGTATTGCAGATACTGCAGCCCCCGTCCCAAACGGTAAAATAATTCCTAGTCCTTTTTTGCCGCCCTCAATAAATCTAAGAAACCTACTTGTCCTTTCAGATACTGTCTTATCAGGAGTTGCTGTTTCAGGGCCGGTTATTTGTGGCATTGGCTTTGCACCTCTTCTTACATCATCCATGTCAGGGTCAGCACTTAACTTTCTAATGACTAAAGGTTCGTTTTCTCCACCAGCATCCAATATATTTAAACCATCCTTGTAATACTTTTGGGTAGGTTTAACATACTCTGGCACATCAGCGTCAGATAAACGAGATGGTCCTAGCTTTTCTGATACTGCAGCATCAGCTTCCAAATAGCCTGTAAAAAACAAGTAGTCCTTAATATCCTGCATTGCGTTCATAGATACTGTAGGATCAATCTTACGAGCTTCCCTCATAATGCCTTTAAACAGGTTTGGTTTACCGCCTTCATCCAGAAGAGGGTGTGTAGGCAGTTGGGGGTTAATACTTACGGCGTTAGCCATTGCCTGTTTAAATGTATTTACATCTCTACGTGCAATAACTGCTCCTTTTGCTTTTCGCGAAGCTTCACCCCGATTTGGCTCTACAGTCTCTCCACCGGGGGGCCGTACTGGACCCTCTGCTGACACCATAGCATTGTAGTTAGCATATCTTTTACCTGTGCGTGGTGAGGTAACTTCATTGGCTATCGGCGGCCCACCAATCCTGTTTTGAATGGCTTGATTTTGACGATATTGCTTTCTAGATTCACGTAACTGGTCATCAAGAGTTTGAGTCGCAGATAGTGTCGGGTCAGGTATGGGTTCTAGACTAGGAATCTCAGAAACAATTTTTGTTACTCGTTCTCCAGATTTTCCAATAAGTATTTTATTTCTACCCGCTCTAATACTATCAAGATGCTTTTTACCTTTGTCACTTAATCTTAAACTGTACGGGCGTACTTCGTCAGGGCTGTATACCATAGTGCCGTCTGAGGCAGCGCCAATTACAACAGGTATACCTTTTCTCTTTTTAGTGTCTAGTAGTTGTCTTCCCCTTGTAGAAGCTCTATTTTGGTAATTTTTTTCAAGCCCCTTAAACTCAGTATCTAACGCTTCAAAATCAGGATCAGCATCTTCTAACCAACCTCTTTTCCATAACTCACCTAGGTAGGCGTCTACTACTTGTGGGCTAAGTCTCTTCTTGTCATCGAACACGTCAAGAAACGATACTTCGGGGAAAAATTCATAGGGATCGCCATAATTTCTAATTTTGTCAAAAACACTCCGTAAAACATTATTAAAAGAAGTTTTAATTGTTCCTCGTTCTTTATCTAGTTTAACCTTTGCTTTCCAATGGTCTGTTTCGTGTTTTCGCCCGGTGAATGGCTCATCTAAATATGATGTATTTATGCTTTCCGGAGATTGTTCAATCTCAGCCAACAGAAAAGTAAGACCTTCATCTGTTAGGGTTATACCCCTTGTTGCTCCAAGCCCTTTGGATGTTGGCCCTACTGAAGTTGGTTCTGGTTCAGCAACAAATTTTCCCGGTCTTTGTCCATATCTTCTTCTTGAGGGTAGATACTCTTCAAAATCAAGTTTGTCAACGTCTTCTATTCCTGCTTTAAGGGCCTCTGCTCGAAAGTCAGAAATAATATTTTGTGTCAATCCTCCACTATATACTTTTTTAAGACGTTCAATATCTTCAGGACCAAAAGAAGACCTGTTTTCATCTTTTATATTTTGAATTACTGCTTTGATAGCGTCTGCTTTTTTCATTTTCAGTAACCAAACGTAGAGTCAAAAGGTTTTGGCTTTGCTTCTTTCATCTTGTTCATCATAGAGTTGATGGTTAGATGGCCTCTTGCACGAGTCATGCACATGTACCGCAAAGCATCGTAGGCGTGGTCGTCCGCTTTCGTATCTACATCTTCAGGGTTTGTTTTTGACAGGGGTAGCCCTGAGAGAGTACGTATAAGCTGTGTACAGGTTGAAAGTATCTTTATTCTTGGTTCTTGTGTAAACTCATCCACCTGTAAACGCCTGTGTAGTTCCAGTTTACCTGCAATCCTGTTTCTGTCTGATGGAGTAAACCTAGCCCCACATCGAATTAGGGTTTCAGCGATTGAAGGTCCAGTGCCTGTCCTGTTCCAACAGGAGGAGTCAAGCACCGAGTAGTACATACCGGGATCGTCTCCCTCCAGATTTACAATGATATTAGCCAGAGTTTCTGCAGTCTGCCCCTTACCGTAAAACTCCCTGTAAATCCACAGAGTATCATCCCAGTCAACTGCGCCCCACAGAACACAGGAGGGGGCGGCATATCCATAATCCGCCGCACGAAGGCGCAACCAATTATGGGGTATCTGTGTCTGTGAGGCTTCCACAACGTGAATGTTGCGGGAAAACTCTGGGAACGCCGCTCCCTCTGCGACATCCCAATCCCCTTCTAGAAGACGCCTTCGTTCGACTTCTGGGAGCGACCTCAACATGGCTTCATATTCGCCAGTTTGCGCGAGGTAGGGGTTATCAGTCAGACGCGCCGGAATGAATTTACGAAGAAACAGCGGCTGACCTGCTTTACCGTTAGTTGCTGTTTCAGGCCACAAAAGAGCGTTACCTGTATCAACATCGGTAGCTGCAAAAGGTGTGTTAGGCGGTGCAGGGTCGATGTACATCTTCTTGACCCACCAGCCACCTACCCCTCCGGGGTTTCCTGTGCAGCGCATGTATGCGTTAATCTCTGAGTCCGTTGTACGAAGCCTAGAGCGCAGATACTCCCACACGTAGGGAGTCGGGTAGTGCGTTATCTCGTCAATACCAATCCAAGTAAAAGCCTGACCTTGGTAGCGCGTTACGTCCTTGTCCTTGTCGAGGTAGGAGAACCATGCCGTAGCCCCGGACGGGAACTGCCACATGGCTTTTGACTCTCTAAATATCGCGCCGGGAAAAGCTCTTGGATAGAGTTGTTTACTCTTATCGACCAGTTCTGTAAGCTCATCCAGAGTGCGACGAATAATAAGGGCGCGATGATTGGGATTGCTACAGTAGCGAAGCAGATCAGCAAGAAGAGCATAAGACTTCCCGCCGCCAGCAGCGCCACCGTAAAAAACATCCCTTTCAGGACTCGCCAAAAAGTCAGTCTGTGGCCCCGAGTTTGGCTTGAAGATAACCTCTGCTTCATCCTCTACTAACTCCCTTACGGGTTTTGGTACATTCTGTAGTGTGGTATCTTCAATAACTTTAGCACCGTTCTTGTTGAACAAAGCCTGTTCAACCTTCTTGATGCTGTCTTTCTTTTCCTTGGCCCGAGATGCTTTTTTCTGCGCCTTCTTCTTAGCCTTGTCCGCATTACGGACTGCGGCGGCGGATGCTCTTCGCGCTCTCTCTTTTGCAGAGATGCGGTAGTTACCCTTCTCGCCCTCGGCTAACTTGGGACGGCCCCGCTTACGCTTGACAGGCTCTTCTCTCGCGTCAGCCTTATCCACCAAAGGCGGGTGGCTTTCTTCGGATATTCTTTCTATGCCTTCGCTCTGGTGATCTAAATCGTCCAAGTGTTTTACCTTTATGAAATACTACCTTGGTATTTCCTGCTGTCTTTCTCTTTTTTACTGCCATTATTTTAGTTTCGGTTTACGAATCCCACCGCCTTTTGCGTATTTTTTAACTTTGCCGCCTTTTGCAAATCGCCCTGTAACTCTAGCGCCCACCTCATACCCTTTACTTTCTGGGTCATAGCGACCACTAATACCTGCAGTCCCTTTAAATCCGCCTAGCTCGACAGGCTTTTCATACCTCGCTCCTACAGCGGGCAGTCTTCCCTCCGCTACATCTCCAAACCCCAAACCCTTGTAGTCAATGTTTATATTTAATCCCTGTGGTAGTTGTTTATTAAGAACTTTCTCGCCTTGTCGTGTAATCGCTTCAAGTGCATCTCTGGATGCTTTATCCTTTAATGCTTCTGGCGTATAGTTCTCCGGGTTAAGAAAAACATCTGCAGCTACATAAGCAGCGCCCATAGCGCCTTTTGCTACTTGCCTTTTGGTTATCTCTTTTTGTATATCAGGATTGGTAATACCAATATCTCGCGAACGAGCGGTAAAAGCTGTTTCTCCTAGCTTGTCAGATTGATCAAGCTGATACTTGAGTCCGTCTCTGATTGCACGGACGGCTTCTCTTACTTGTTGTTTTTGTCTATCAGCCATTTTGCGCTCTGTGATTTTCCAAGATTAGCCCACGGTCTATTGCATATGCCTTTACAATAAAGTCCTCTACGAGCTTTACCTCTACAGTTTTATAAAACTTACCCTTGCCACGGATGTAGCAGGGGTAGCTAAGGGGTTTTCTGGTTCGTGAAAGTTTAACTTCTACGAAGATTTTACTCATGGTCTATGATAACAGGGTCCACTTGCCCCGACTTTGCGGGGAGAAGAACCACTCCGTGTATAGCAGTAACATTATGTTCAACCTTATCATGTTTGCCCACTCCTACCCGATTGAGGATAGACTCCGCTGCCTTTATACGCTGTTCAGCGCGTGGGGTTGTTCCGTCATCGTCCAGTGCATTTACCAGACCCGCTGCTGCTTTTACAGAGTTAGCGGCTAACATGTTCTTTGCTCTCTGTACGATTTCATCGGCTAGAGAGTTCATAACTGCTTTACCCGTGGTTTCGCAGTAACCGGCTACACGCAGTGCTGCAGCGTTGTTACCACCATTATCCATGAGTGCATCAAGATACGCAAGCTGTTTTTCCGTTAGCTGGCGCTTTTTTTTCTTCTGTGCGGGTAGGAGTCCTTCCTGTGCCATCAGTAACGTACTTTACGCACTCCACCGCCATGAGCGTATTGCTTGGCTAACTTAGGGCTAATCTTTTTTTGTACCTTTTCAGGAAGCTTAGAAAAGCCCTTCATCTTATTCGGAACCTTACCGCCACCCTTCATGCCCGTAACCCTGTTACGGTTCATTTCCATGAGGCTTTGCTGTGGGTTTTGCTGCATGGTGCCAGCACCCATGATCTTATCTTTATCGGGGGTGCCCGTTTGTACCATTCCGCCATAATTCATCTTAGCCGTCTTTGCAGCTTCCTTGAAGTTCTTGGCAGTAGGCGCACCTTTAGCCCCTACCTTACGCATCTTCTCCCCAGAGCCAGCGGCTATGCGTTTGCGCTTTGCGTGAATGTTATCGTATAGTCCTCTTTTTTTAGCCATTAGCACTTCCACCTTTTTCTTGCTTGTCTGATACGGCTATTGGGATTAGCCGCTGCCTTAGGAAACTTCTTCATCTGTCCTGCAGAACGGGCGCAGTATGACTTACGCCTCTTTGCAGCTTTACTCCCCGCCTTTACCTTGCCGGTCACTGCACCTTTTAGCTTGGAACCGGGGTTAGCCGCACGATAAGCCTTGATACCCTTCTCGGTCATTCCAGCGCCCTGTTTAGTCGGTCGCTTCATTCCTGAACCCTTGGGCATCCTAGGCTTACGGACGCCACCGCCCTTTGCATACTCCTTACGGCTAATCGCTGCTACCTTCCTTGATTGCCGCTTGTGCATCTGCGAGGCTTTGTTTAGCTCCTTGGAGATTTGCTGGAGTTGTTCTTTGGCTGGCATTACTTCTTCCGGGGCTTTTTGGCGGGGGCGGTTTTGGTACGAGACATCTGATACCGTTTTTGAAACCGTTTTACTTCACGTTGCTTCCTCGCACGGGGGTTGTTCTTATCCCAAAATTCTTTATCTTTAATAGCCTCGCCTAAATCTAGAAGGTCGTCTTTAGCTTCAGCACCTCCCGGTTGTAAATGACGGCGTGTGTTGCGAATCACCCCCATTTCTTCTTGAAGCTTTCTTTCCGCTGCTAAATCTTTTCTAAACTTCTTCCACCCTGCGCTATCCTTAGCCATTTGCTTTTTGAGAGCAACTTCTTCAGGGTCTATTTTTGGTTTGGGGTTATCGCGACGTTTTTCTGCAGGAGTGCTTGTAATACCGGCAATTGTTTTTTTTCTTCTACTAGCCATTATTTCATCCTCGGTTTGCGAATGGAACCGCCCGTTCTACGGTTCATGGCGTAAACTTTACCACCACCGGCTTTCTTTTTCCTTTTTCTCATTTTCCTTATCTGCCCCTGCCGCAACTCTCCTATTTGTGATAAGGGAGTTTTTGCTTCAGGTAAACCCATCGCCTGTTCAACAGAATCTAATCTTTCTAGCAAATTGTCTCTAGCATAGTAAGCAGATTTATCAGCGCCTTTTCCAATAATTTTACCTAGCTTTGTAATTTCATTAAGAAGAAGCTTTTTCTTAGCAGGGTAGTAGCCCCCTTTTCCAGTTTTAGATTTAAAATCTTTTAAAGAAAGCTTATCATTTGCTTTGTTAAAACTCTCTAAAAATTTATTAGCCATTATTCCATCTCCACCGTTGGTTCTCCCCACTTATCACTCTTGTACATGTTCTTGCACTTGCATTTGCCACAGGAACATGAATCACAACCACCAGAGCCGCAATGACACGACTGATCGTCGCAGGTGCAGTCCACACAGTTGTTGTCCGTGTTATTCAACATGATATACGCCCCGTAAGGCCCTTGATATGGAGACATTGTTATGTTTTATGAAAATGCAGCCAGAGCAGTCTTATCTCAACACTCTCCATTTGTAAAAACATATATATTGTTGATGGAGTGTAGACAGACTAATAGCTGCTAACTATATATTATAGCGAATATATCAAGGTTGTCAAGAAAAAAATTACATTTAGTGCATTTTTTACTTGACAGATTTGAAATGAGGTGTATAATAAGAGTTAACTCTTCTCCCCACCGCTAATATATACCCCTACCCCTTAATATTAGCCCACATTGTAATATAATTACCCAAAATTGTAATATAATTACCCAAATGACCAGCAAATCTAAAAAAATTCCAAAAAAACGCAATCCTTATTACAAGGAATTAGCCCTGTTAGGCCATAAGGTATTGAAAAATAAGAAGATTTATTCTAGAAAAGGTAAAAAACAGTAAAAATATACCGGGGTTGCATACAGATATATACCCACCCCCGGTGGCCCCTGCGCGCCCGTGTAGGCTAAGTCTTTGTTTTTATTAAGTTTGACTAGTAGCCATAACATACACTGTGCGACCCCGGTTTTTTGCGGTTTTTACCCCGGCTAATTGGTCTGCGATCCCCAATTAAACATGTCGGCTCACCCGCGCGGCTTTAACCATTCCGACAAATTCCCCCGGCGATCATTTTGGTGGTGCATCGATGGCGGCTGGGCGTGCAATACAGCGCAGGGAAAACCGCAACCAGCACACAAAAGCGCAGCGATATCCAGACGCTAGGGATTATTGCAGGCAAAAAAAAGCCCCCGGTAAAGGGGGCTAAGTTTATTCTGGAGGGGTTGTTTATGCAGCGTCTGCCTTGCCGCACTGGTCACACTCGAAGTGCAGCGGGGAACCAGCGAGGTCGATGGTATAGCTCGGTTCCATGAAACAGGTAAGGCGAGTTCTGGCCCCGAACTTATCCTCTGCTGTAATGTTCACAACAGTAAATGCGTCATGGTTGTCGGTTGGTTCGTAGCCAACCTTTTCGATGGTGATTGCGGTGATGTTGTGAATGGATAGCTTGTTCATGAGAAAAGCTCCGATCCTGTTATGCAGCCAAAGAGGAAGCCAACCAGAAACGGCAGGCAGACCCAGAAATAATCCTTTGCGGTGATGCTAGCCATTAGTCCTGCCTTCCATTGTCAAAGTCAGGGAAATACTTCGTGCCATAGTATGTGCCATCGTCGTGCTTGGCTTTGTAGGGTTGCAAGTCCCAGTCTTCAACCTGCGTCATGTCGCGCCAGTCATCCATACCGCAAGCGTCCATGAACTTGTCGGCGTCATACCGGGGATTGTCCAAGCGGAACACGTTGTGGAAATCCACCGCGACGCTGTACATGGCATTGCGTGCGGTTGCGGTGGCATATATTTCGTCAAGTTCGCTGTCTTCGTCGCCGTTATATTTCAGGTCGTATTTTAGCTGCGCCAAATTGGTTCGCAGTACGTGGGCGACGGTTTCAAAGTGCGATTTGCTAAATCGTGCCATAGTCTGTTCTCCTAATTGGATTAAAAAAAGGCCGTCCCCCGAAGGGAACGACCAAGTTTTACCGGCAGGGAGTCTCCGGCGTCAACTAGTTTTTTCTGCGAGGCTTTCCGCTCCGCCTTTCACGGAAAGCGCACTCTTGGCAAGCTGTTCGATCACGAGAGATTTACCGCCACGCCCGGCATACTTCTGCATTGCCGATGCCGATTGCGATGCCATGACGAACTGAATTTCTTCGATGGCGTCCTGCGCTTCCTGAGACAGAAAAACTTGTGATCCGCCATTGCTGGCTTCAGTGGATTTTTTGGTACCCATGGTTCTAATTCCTTATAAGATGAAGTGATAAACGACTAAACAAACGACAACTATAAAGCATACTCGGTATGCAGCTTCTATTATCTCAATCGCTACTCTCCTGTTCTAATTGATTGACTGCCAAGCAGGGCCGGACATGATTAGCCATAGTCCCCGCGCCCGTTCCATCTGTTCATTCAGTGTGTACCCGCCATGATCGGTGTTGACCATGTGCACGCTCTTACGACCGAGTGTGTGTGTCTTCTCTACACCATCAATCTCGAACGTCCTGCTGTCGTGAGTGTGTGTAGCGTAGTGGGTGAGGACATTGTACAAGGCCCATTTGTTTTTACCCAGACCGCCACCTTGTGCGTAGCCACGGGAGTACTCATCCCACAAGTCATACAGGGAATGGAACTTCTTTATGTTGAGGTTCTCGGCGCGTTCGATACCATGCTCCTGTTCACGCTCTAATCTCTTGTGCCCGACCTGTTCCGCTGGACAGATTGATTTAAGAAACGTGCCAGCGGTATCATCTGTTACAGGTGTAGCCTTCCATACCTTAAACCGTTCCACGTTTTCCCGGAAAGTACTGAACACGGTATTGGCTGACCGCAACAGGCTGTTAGCGTCAAAGTGCTTGGAGTGTTTCACCTTGTTGTACACCGCCTTGTCGCCACCAAACACCATTGAGTTCTCGCAGTAAGAACGATACGCCCCGGCGAACTGCTGGAAGGCCCATTTGGAATTAACTGAATTGATCTGATCCGAACGACAGTAAACCATGTCGCCACCGCCAGTCATGTCGTGCGCTTCGTCCAAATACTGGATAGAGCGTTTAGCCTTCATGCCAAAGTCGGTGTATTCATCACGGACTAAAACATTGTCAGTTGGCAGGTTACTCTCTTTCAGAATGTCGGCGTGCTTGCCGAACAAGTCTATATGGTTTTCCAGAGTGTAGGTGCTGGATACAGCACTTGTATCTGCTAGGCTTCCATCGTGGAGATATCGCAGAGCCTTACTACCTGTAATCTCCATGCCATCGGCGGTGTAGATATCAACCTTTTCCACCTCCAGCGGCGCAAAGAAATCTAGATCAAATACATCATCATGTTCTCGAACACATGATGCCGGTACTTGTCCAGTTGCGTTGATGGCAATCTGGCGGGGGTTGGCGGGTATCGTCCGTGTCAAGTTCATTTGCATCACGTTCATTTCTGGTTTTCCTATGTAAGTTGAAACAGGGGAGCCATACAGGATATCCGGGAAAATGTCAAACACTCATTTAATCTAAACAGGGTAAATCCGGCGGGAGCGGGAGTTGGAGACTAGCGCCGCCCCCGCCGGGGGTGCAGGGGGAGAACCAGAAAACCCTGCACAAACTATTTAATGTAAAGGCCGACAAATTTAGGGGCCGACAATTTCTAACACAGGTAAAAGTCCCTCATCCAAGCGTACCAGAACACACTGTTCGGGTGTAGTTCTTCATTGTACAGTACATCTTCAAGTGCGTGCATTATGTAGCCATCCACCATTCCCAAGAGAACATTTCAGGTGGCTTCTTTTTAGCTGCTTTCTTTGTAGAGGATTTCTTGGTAGTCTTAGTCTTTTTTGTCTTTGTTTCTATCATCTTGTCAACAACCAGTAGAGCTTCCTTCACATTTGCCCGTTCGATGCCATCCTTAAACAATCTGCTCAGGACTTCTTCTTCCAAGATGTATTTGATTTTCTTCAGATTTTGTAGTTCACTCATGCAACTTCTCCATACATATCAAACCAAGCTGGTTCAGAACGATTAGTCCATTTAGCAAAGTATGCTTTCTCACCACGGTAGTACGCCCTGTAAGCTGATACAGTATCATCAATTGATGCACTGTCTGGATTACACTTATATGGATCAGGCATACATTGTGGTGGTGGTGTATGTAGAGCCATAAATCTTTTATATGGTATGTACTTAGGTGCGTGAAACAGCCAGTCTTTTGTTGAGGCTTTATGTACCTTGCCATAGCGGTGCGTGTACTCATCGCCAAGATGGCCCCAAAGGTCCGACAACCAGTTGTAGTTACCACGCGAGGACCGTGCCCATGCTGTAGAAGGATGGTTCTTGTGGGTTAGGTTGTACAAGCCCTCGCGGTCAGCAACCTCATCGCCGTCAACTACCCTATGTGCGGTAGATAGTATTTGTGCATACTCCAGCACCATTTTAACTACATGCTTGTCGCAGTGCATGTACGCTGCTTTCTTGGGATTTCTGTCTAGATAGAATACATTCATTGTTGTTCCTCCCAACGTAGCTTTGCAAGCTTAGTAGCTAATATCTCTCTTTCTCCATGAGATATGTTAGCAAAGTCTAAATCTATCATCGCATCATCATACATTGCAGCAAACTTATCTTCTTTACTTCCCTCAATCTCAGGCACACTCATTTTGGTTCTCCGTTGTAAACGGTTGCAGCCTAGCACACTCAAATAAGGGGGTCAAGTCTTTTTTTAATCTGCACAGACTAATTTCTCATTTAACATAGTAAGTTACCAAGCCATTTGTTAGTATAGCAAGAGATACAACATTGATAACAATCAATGCTCTATCGTTCCAGATCATTCCGACAATAAACCATCCTGTTAATCCGACAATATCAAAGTATAAGTTTAAAGGATAAATATTATTAGAAGTAAGTATAATACCGACAATAAGAACTATAGATGCGGCCCACTTAATATACCAATCTTTTGTTTTATGTAGAGTCATCTGGCTCTTTGACTACTGGTCCTAGATACGCTACTAACCTGTGGTGATCTACAAGTAACCTTGATAGATCGCCTTTTTTTACGCCGACAGTTTTCCTACGTCCGTCACTATCGACAAGTTCATGTAGTTCCTGCAGGATATCCTTCGACGTTTCTAGGGTTATCTGTCTCACTTACTTTACCTCTGTTATTACCCAACGTCCACGTTCTGCTAGATGAGGAAAACGTCTAGCCCAATCTTTAGGATAGATACCTAACTCACCTTCATACTTCCACTCCCAACGCAAGGTCTTACCATCATATGCGCGGGTGCTGTACTCAGGGGGAGGGCGCTTGCTACGTTTAACAGCGTGTTTGTTCTTCTTTACTTCCGACATTTTAAGCGTCCTGTATCAATGTTGTAGTACACAAGTTCCACCCCTAGCTGCTTCTGTACAGGAGAAAGCTGGCGGTTAATCATTGTACCCGGCTTCCAGTTAGCGTTCTTAGAACGGAACGACATTGTTTTCACCTCGACAAATTTCTTATCATTTGTGTCGGGGTTTATGGCTACAAAATCTACAGGACCAGTGTTGTTGGTTTCGTTGTAGATAAAATACCCTCTGTCTGCGTAGTATTTCATAGCGCCCAGCTTTGACTGTAGGCCCTTCTTCTCTTTTACATTCATACTAAAATCCTACGGCGTAGTCTTCTACAGAGGAGGAATAGGCAGCACTGGACTTACAGTTGTCACACACAAACATTACCTTGTGCAGAAGCTTTTCTTTCCTACAGGATAAGCACTTCCTAACCCGGTACTGATCTTTGTTCCTCATTTCCTGCCTTGCTTGCTCTAATTGCTCGGCAACCTTTACAAAACTTACGCGCTTAATTTGCTTTGGTTTGTTTTTACCCATGTGGGTGAACCTGTCGTCATACCTGTTCAAGATACCTATCACAGCATTTCTTGACATGTCCACGCCGTTGTAGTCTTTGTACTCAGGAGACACTACCTCTGCTATCTGACGAGCAGTTAGCCCACGCTCCCTGCTTAGTTTAAATATTTTTGTTATGAACTCGTCTGTATGTTTTTTATTGGAACTCAAGTTTCACACCATCTGCTATAATGTATTTGATAGTTGACAGGTTGACATTCCTGTACCCTTCGGCATAGTTGTCCCACACAGTCATCATTTGTTTGTTGGTGTTACAGTCTCTGCCACCTTTCTTGTGTTTCTCTACACCAAGGCGACCGTTTATTTTACGAAAGCTACCATCCGCCTTTGTAAACCCCACAGTGAAGAATTTGTCCTGCACAGTGGCTTCGACAACTCTCCGCATGTGGTCGGGATTAGATATTCTGGGATTGAATATGGTGAACATGGCTCACCTCTGCTGTTGAAGGGATGCCCACCTTACACCAAAATTAAATTGGGGTCAAGAGAAATTTTAGGGGTTGACACTGATTTTTATCCGTGCTAGGAGGCATGTTGCCGTGTCCCGAAATTGAGGATATTATATTGATGAGTAATATAATTAAAGATTATATCTATAATCTAGATATACCTCTTGGTACTTCTATAAGATTAGATTGTCCTATGTGTGATGGTACTAATACTCTATCTGTTACACAGTTCAGTGATTGTGTTAAGTATTATTGTTTCCATGCAAACTGCAGTAAGGGTGGTGTAATTAAAGAAGAACTAAGTGCATCCTCTTTCTCTGCATACAACGAAGTTATGAAAGATAATGTTCCTGTAGGTCTTGAGTTAGAGAAACAGAACTGGCGTAAGAACAACTGCCCTCAAAACTTTTATGACTATATAAAAGTTAATAACTGCAGCCATGCTTGGACAAATGGGCTAGCTGACATTCGTTATGACTTCAAGCGAGACAGAGCGGTGTTTTTGATAAAGGACGGATCAAAGATTGTAGACGCTGCAGGTAGATATATAGGCTGTGGTCTACACGCAGGACCAAAGTGGTACAGATACGGGAACAGTAAAAAGCCCTTTATCTGCGGTAAACATAAACATGCTGTAGTTGTAGAGGACTGTGCATCCGCCGCTTCTGTATCTGTATTTGCAACAGGTGCCGCGCTATTAGGCACATCTCTACAAGATGAGGTAATACCCGCACTATCAAAGTATGACAAGATCACTGTTGCACTTGACAAAGATGCGTCTGATAAATCCATAGACATAGCACTCAGATTAAACGCGCAGTATGGAGACATTGTAGCTGTTTCTTTACTGGAAAGAGA